ATGGCAAGGCGAAGCGATGAGCGAGAGTCCGCCCGCGCTGAGTACATGGCCCGGAAGAAAAAGGGCGGCGAAGTCAATCTCCGGCAGCTGGCGGATGATCTGCAACTAAAGTACGATACTGTCCGGCGGTGGAAGTCGAAAGACGGGTGGGATACTCCCACCGGCAGGAAGCCCGGCGGACAGCCGGGAAACCAGAACGCCGCGGGCAACTCCGGCGGCGGGGCACCGGCGGGCAACCTGAACGCCGAGAAGGACGGTGCCTATTCCCGAATCTTCTTTGATAAGCTCACCCCGGCGGAACAGGGAGCATTTGACGATGCGCCCCGGAACGGCGTGGAAGCCCTGCAGCATGAGATGGGTCTTCTCAAACTGCGGGAGCTGAAGATTCTGGAAAAGATCAAAGAGTACGAGGACATGGACCCGGACACGCTGATAACATCCAGCGTGCTGGATATGCGTGTTCCGGGCAAGGTCGGCAAGACGGGCAAAAAGGAAGACGGCAAGGTGCAGACCGTGGGAATGTACAGCCGTGATACTCCCTTTGCCCGCATTCTGAAATTGCAGGATGCCTTGTACAAGACCCAGGGGCGCATTGCTGCTGTTGCGGGTGCGCTGCGGGCGGCGGAGGAATCCGACCGCCGCATGGAACTGGAAAAGCAGCGGTTGGAGCTGCTGCGGATCAGAGCAACGGGCGAAGTGCCGGAGGACGGTGACAGAGATGGCCTTGTTCACGACTAAGGGAATCGCGGATTGCCTGAACCTGACGGAACGCCGGGTGCGGGAACTGCGGGATGAAGGAGTGCTGACCGAGGAACGCCCGGGCATTTTCAACCTGAAAACAGTGGTGCGGCAGTACGTCGCCTACAAGACCGGCGGCACCAAGGATGACCAATCCCGGTTGGCCGCTGCCCGGGCGGACCGGGAGGAAACCCGGGGCAAGATCGAGAAGATGAAGATGGAGGAAGCCAAGGGAAACCTCCACCGCACGGAGGACATCGAGAACGGCTTGAAGACCGCCTTTGCAAATTTCAAGGACAGGCTGGAAGCCATCCCGACAAAGTATGCGGACACCATGGCCCAGCTGACCGACCCGGCGGATGCCAGCGACATCCTGCGCAAGGCCATCCAAGAGGCACTGGTGGAACTATCTGATCCCGATATTGCCCTGCAAGCACCCGAGGGGGAGGCTGCCGAAGATGAGCAGGAAGAATAAATGCCGGGGCTGCGTATGGGGCACCCGGCTGAACGAGATCACGGCGTTCTGCCCGTTCCGGCAGTGCGTCAAAAAGGGAGGCGGCGGCAATGGCGATGATCCACATGGAACCGCAGACGCTGCAGCTGTTCGAGCGGGTCCTGGGAACGCTGAAACCGCCCCCGAACCTGACACTGAGCCAGTGGGCGGATAAATACCGCCGCCTGTCCGCCGAAGCGTCTTCGGCAAAAGGCCAGTGGAACACCGACAACGCCCCCTTTCAGAGGGAAATCATGGACGCAATCGGCGATGTCCATATCCGCAAGGTGGTGGCGATGATGTGCGCCCAGGCCGGGAAAACGGAGGGGCTGATCCTCAACACCGTCGGCTTCTACATGAGTTACTACCCGGCTCCCATTATGATCGTGCAGCCCACCGTGAACCTGGGCGAGAGCTTTTCAAAAGACCGTCTGGCAACCATGATCCGGGATACGCCGATTCTCCGGGGGCTGGTGGACAACAAAAGCCGCTACTCCGGCAACACTATCACCAAGAAAAATTTCCCCGGCGGACAGCTGACGATCATCGGCGCAAACTCGCCGACCGATCTCCGTGGCCGCCCCATCAAGGTGCTGCTGGCGGACGAGGTGGATGCCTACAAAGCCAGTGCTGGCAAAGAGGGCGACCCGATCATGCTGGCCGAGGAACGCCAGACCACCTACTGGGATCACAAAACGGTGCTGGTTTCCACCCCGACCACCAAAGCCAGCAGCCGTATCCTGGACGAGTTCAACGCTTCCACACAAGAGGAATGGAACATCCCTTGCCCAAACTGCGGCAAGTACCAGCCTTTTGTGTGGGATGGGATGGTGTTCGACAAGGAGAAGTGGCCGAAGGGCGGCGTACAATACCGCTGCGCTGAATGTGGGTGCCTGGATAATGAGTTCAGGTGGAAGAAAAACAGCATCCACGGCAAGTGGGTGGCGGCACACCCTGAACGGAAAGTCCGGGGCTTCCACATGAACAAAATGGGGTCAACGCTCTGCGGCTGGAATGAGATCGTCGAGAAATTCATTGCGGCTGATCTGGACGCTTCCCGGGGCGACTACGAGAAGATGCAGGTCTTCGTGAACACGAACCTGGGTTTGCCGTGGGAGGAACCGGGCGAAACGGTAGAAACCACCGCCCTGATCGACCGCCGCGAGTTCTACGAGGCCGAGGTGCCCGACGGCGTTCTCTACCTGACCTGCGGTATTGACACCCAAGATAACCGTTTCGAGGCGGAAGTTGTGGGCTGGGGCATCGGCAAGGAAAGCTGGGGCATTCGTTACCAGCGCATTTACGGCGACCTGAAACGGGGCCAGGTATGGGCTGACCTTGACGCTTTTCTTTCCACCACATGGAAGAAGCGGGATGGCACAGAGCTTTCCATTCGTGCGGCCTGCATGGACAGCGGCGGACATTTCCCGGATCAGGTCATCAGATTTTGCAAAGAGCGGGAAGACCGCCACATTTGGGCAATCAAAGGCCGTGGCGGTATGGATGTACCCTACATCCGAAACCCGACCAAGAATAACCGCGTCGGCGGTGAGCTTTTTGTGCTGGGCGTTGACACCGGCAAAAATGCCGTGCTTGCCCGGTTGAAAGTGCTTATCAAGGGTCCGAACTACTGTCACTTCCCGGCGGGGCAGGACGCAGGCTATGACGAGAATTATTTTAAGATGCTGACGGCAGAGCATAAAGTGACCCGCTGGAAGGGCGGGCGCAAGGTGGAACGGTGGGAGCTGAAAGACCCGGCGCAGAAGCGCAATGAGGCTTTTGACATCAGAAACTATGCCACCGCCGCGCTGGAAATCAGCAATCCCCCCGGCCTGGAAATCCCGGGCGAGGATGCACCGCGCCCGGCAAAGCCGCAGCACCAGTACCGCAGAAGAAGATCGGGAGGAATTTAACCGATGTCGATCATATCAAAAGAAATCGCAAAGCAGCATTTGGAGATGTGGCTCAAGGCGGAGGAAGCAGTTTCTACCGGCCAGAGCTACCAGATCGAGCAGATGCAGCTTACCCGCGCCAGCCTGAAACAAATCCGGGAAAGCATTTCCTTTTGGGAGGGCAAGGTGGCAGAAGCCGAGCGGGAGGAACAGGGGCGGGGCAGAAACCGTATCTACCATTTCGCCCCGCATGATGTGTAAGGACGGTGGGAACCATGGTAAATATTCTGGATAAGGCAATCGCGGCGGTTTCCCCCATTGCGGGCTATCGACGCGCCACGGCCAGAGCAGCCCTGTCCATCCTGAACAACGGCACGGGCTATGGAAACTATGGCGCATCCCATACGTCCAGAGCCATGCGCAGCTGGCACGTCGGCGGCGGATCGTCAAAAGAGGACATCGAGGACAACCTTGATACCCTGCGCAAGCGGAGCCGGGATGCTTACATGGGTATCCCTCTGGCGGCTGGCGCATTGAAGACTTTGCGCACCAACGTAGTGGGGTCTGGTCTTGTGCCAACGCCGCAGGTCGATGCAGATTATCTGCATCTGACCGAAGAACAGGCAGACCAGCTGCAAGCGCAGATCACCCGGGAATTTAATCTCTGGGCAGACAGCACGGCTTGCGATGCAAGCGGCATGGACAATTTCTGGCGGATGCAGACATTGGCGTTCACCAGTTTTCTGATGAACGGTGACGCTTTTGCCGCAGTCCAGTACAGAGAACGCCCGAACTGGCCGTATGCTTTGCAGCTGCGCTTGATCGAAGCGGACCAGGTGTGCAGCCCTGGGCGTTCGGACCGACTGGCACCCTGCAAGGTGGGCGGCGAAGATGTGTTCCAGATCGTACAGGGCGTGGAAACAAATGCGGCCGGAGAAATAATCGCTTACTGGGTCGCCAATCGGCACCCGCTGGAATATGACAACCCGGTGCCGCTGGCATGGAACCGAGTAGAAGCCCACGACCCGGCAACTGGCGCACCGAACATCCTGTGCATCACGCAGAGAGAACGCGCCGGGCAGCGGCGGGGCGTTCCGATCCTTGCCCCGGTATTGCCCACTCTGAAACAGATGGGGCGGTACACGGAAGCGGAACTGGCGGCGGCCATTGTTTCGTCGTCTGCAACGCTGTTCATCCAGCGAGATGCAGAAACGAACCAGGCACCGTTTGGCGAAGAACCGCAGGATAAAGCTGCTGATCCGAATACCCCTCCCGATGAACTGGCAATCAACCTTGGCCCAGCGGCGGTGTTTGATCTCGCCCCGGGCGAAAAGGCGAACCTGATCGACCCGAAGCACCCGACCACGACATACGACGGCTTTATGTCGGCAATGTCGAATCAGGTTGCAACGGGAATCGAAGTGCCAAGTGAAGTGCTGTACAAGAAATTTAGCTCCAACTATTCTGCATCCAGAGGCTCCCTCAATGAATTTTGGAGGACGTGCGGGGTGATGCGGGATAGCTTTGCAGACGATTTCTGCCAACCGACTTACGAGAAGTGGTTTGCCGAGGCGGTAGCCCGTGGGCGTATCAATGCCCCGGGCTTTTTTGATGACCCGGCCATTGCAAAAGCCTATACGGGCTGCATCTGGAACGGACCTGCTCGGACGAACCTTGACGCCAAGAAGGAAATCGAGGCGGCGATCCTGCGCATGGACAAGGGCATCAGCACTGCCGAGCAGGAAACTGCGCAGATGACCGGCGGAAGCTGGCGGGCAAATATGCGCCAGCGCAAGTCCGAAATGGAGAAAATAAAGGAGGTAGGGTGCGATGGGCAAACCCGGTTCCAAGACGACCCCGAAGACGACAAATAACAAGTTCTGGAAGTTCTGCAATCTGGCTGACAGCCAGAAAGCGGAGCTTTTTCTTTACGGCGATATTTCTGAAACGAGCTGGTGGGGTGATGAAGTTACCCCGAAACAGTTTGCGGACGATCTCGCCGCTCTGGGCGATGTGACCGAAATCACCGTGTACATCAACTCCGGCGGAGGTGATGTTTTTGCAGCTCAGGCCATTGGCAATCAGTTGGCCCGCAATGCTGCCACTGTGACCGCCCACATCGACGGCCTGTGCGCCAGTGCCGCCACCATCGTTGCCTGCCACGCCGACAAGGTGGTGGCAGCAGCGGACAGCACCTACATGGTCCACCCGGTGAGTATGGGGCTGTGCGGGTATCTGACGGCGGACGAGATGCGGAACTACCTGAAAGCTCTGGATGCTACCAGGGAGAGCATTGTATCTCTGTATGCCAAAAAGACCGGCCATGATGCGGATGAGTGCGCAAAGTGGATGGATGAAACAAACTGGTGGACGGCAGACGAAGCCAAGGAAAACGGCTTTGTGGACGAGGTGGACGACGCTGAGGAAGACGCTGTGGTGGAGAACCGCAACGGCATCCTGTTCGTCAACAGCGTCGGCACCCACCTGCCTTTCAACGAGGCACCCGAATTTGTCAGAAACCGGGCAAAGGCTAAACCGCCCGCCGTCCGGCCTGAAAATAACCACCCGGCGGAACCGCCGGAACACAACGACCATGGGGAGGTAAAAGACATGGAAATCAAGACCAAGGATGATCTCCGCAAGGCGTACCCTGATATGGTGGCGCAGATCGAGAATGACGCCGCCGTTGCAGAGCGCACCCGCATTCAAGAAATCGAGGCCATCACGATCCCGGGCACCGAGGATCAGGCGGAGGAAGCCAAGTTCACCAAGCCGGTGGATTCTGCATCCTATGCCAAGACCGTCATCGCCAACATGAAGGCCAAGCAGCAGACGCAGAGCAAGACCTACCTGGCACAGGCGCAGGCCGCAGCACAGAACTCTGGCGCAAACGCCATCGGCAACCCGCCGCCCGCAGATGTTGAGCCGGAGAACGCAAAGGGCAACGCCCTGCTGGATGCCATCCACAAGGTGAACGGCGTGAAGTAAGGAGGACAAGGCTATGAGCATGGATCTGGAAAAGAAGACGTTCAGCACTGCGCCGGAGTATTTCCTTGCCGGCGCGACCATTGGCATTGCCAAGGCCACCAAAAAGGCAAGCGCAGCAGTTGCAGCACACGCCCCGGTTCTGCTGGACAGTGACGAGGTGAAGCCCATCGCAAAGGTGGACGGCAGCAATCCTCTGTCCGTTACCGGGCTGTACGGCATTACCGCAGACAGTGCCGAAGCGGGTGAGGAAGTTCCTGTTTATCTGACGGGTGAGTTCTTCGCCGATGCGCTGGTGCTGCCCGAGGGCGTGAAAGCAGCGGACATCGAAGTTGCCCTGCGCAACCTGGGCATTTTCCTGAAGTGATAGGAGGATAAAAAGCTATGGCTAACGAAGTAAGCATTTACGATCCCCGGTATCTGGCAGAGGTCGTGCGCACCACTCCCCCGGTGCATACCTTCTTCCTTGATACCTATTTCAGCAACATCAAGACCTTCCCGACCAAGGGTGTGGACATCGACATCGTGAAGGGTGACCGCCAGATGGCATCTTTCGTGCATCCGCTGGTGGGCGGTCAGGTACTCCGCGATCAGGGCTACAAGACCGAGAGCTTTACCCCGCCCCTCATCAACCCGCTGACGATCACCACCGCCAATGATGCTCTGGAGCGCGCACCCGGCGAAGACCTGTACTCCGGCAAGACCCCGGAGGAACGCGCCGCACAGCAGCTGATCGAGGACTATAAGCGTCTGGACGATGCTGCTACCCGCCGCGAGGAGTGGATGGCCGTCAAGACCATCATGGACGGCCAGATTCCCATTATCGGCAACGGCGTGAGTAAGGTCATCGACTTCGGCTTCACCAACAAGGTAAAGCTGGAAGGGACCAAGCAGTGGGGCAAGTCTGCCGCAAAGCCGCTGGACGATCTGGAAGACTGGGTGGATCAGGTGCTGACGAACGGCTTTGCCAATGTGGATCACGCCGTCATGGGCAAGACTGCCCTGCGGAACTTCCTGGCAGATGCCGAGGTGCAGAAGATGCTGGACAACCGTCGCATCGAACTGGGTAAGATTGACCCCAAGGACCTGCCCAATGGTGTGCGTTACATCGGTCACCTGAACAAGCCCAACCTGGACATCTACAGCTACGGCGAAGTCTATCTGGACAACTGGACTGATCCGGCCAACCCCGTCACCAAGCGGCTGGTGGACGACAACAAGGTCGCTCTGCTGCCGTCTAATCCGGGCTTTATGCGGGCTTATGCGCTGACCTCGTACATCGACGACACCAAGCGCACCATCACCGCACAGACCCCGCGCCTGCTGCGTACCTATGTGAAGCACGGTCCTGACCGTATGATTCTCGAACTGCAGACCCGCCCGCTGACGATTCCTGACAAGGTGGACAGCTGGCTCGTTGCGGAGGTCTGCTAAGACCATGCTGGACGTGGATGACAAGTACGGCACACCCGACACCCCATTGCAGCTGCCCACGTTCAAGGACTTTGTGGCGCAGGATGTGCAGACCGTTTTCTTTAACCTGGACGAGTTCGCCGAGAAACGCTACATCGACGGGAAAGAAATGGCCTGCATTACCCAGCACCCCGGCGTGACCGAACGTGCAGCACACTGGGAAGGCGGCGCAAAGCAGAGCTTCGACCAGGGAATGTACAAGGCTGACCTGCTCTTGTATGTCAAGAAGGAGGACTACGGTCCTATGCCGAAGAACGATAAGCTCATAACGCTGGATAAGAAGCGGGATTACAAGATCAAATCCTGCTCTCTGAAAGCCGGCGTATACCGCATGGAGCTTGAGCGCGTGAGAGGGTGAGATAAGTGGCCTACTTCAAAACCAGCTACGATGCTTCCAGCACCACGCTGTCTATCGACGATGAACAGGTTGCCCGTGCCCTCGGAGTGCTGGCGGACAAAACCCCGGCGGCACTGAAAGTGGCGATCAACACCACGGCGCGGCAGACCCGAAAGGTGATGCTGCAGGAAGTGAAGAAACGGTATGATCTCAATGCTGCCGGAAAGCGCATGATCGAAGACCTGCGCCAAAGGCAGAAAGCCACAAACCGCCGCCCGGCGGCAATCCTTGCCATTATGAAAAACGACCCCGGCGCATTCCGGGCAGACCTGGGCTATTTCCGAACCAGCCCCACAAAACCCTATATGGGTCCATCTGTCCGCAATGCGCCGCCATTTTTCCAGGCACACGTCCTGAAAGGCAGCCCGATGATTGACCTTGGCGGCACGAGCAGCAAAAGCAAGGGCTTCCTTGTGAAATTCCAGTCTGGGCATATCGGTATGGTTCAGCGGCAGCTTGGCGTACCGGCTGACAAAGACTATACCGCCAGCGGCAAGAAACGCTGGAAGCCCAATGAGAAACTTGTGACGATGCCCAGCCCTTCTGGCTCTGCCATGCACCATACTGTGTGGGAGATGCAGGAACAGACAGTGGAGCAGATGTTGCAGGACAACACCGAACGGCGCGTTCGGCAGTTGATTGCCAATGCGAAGCGAAAGGGCGTGATCTGATATGGCGGAGAAAATCGCTGGATATACCAGCGAGATGTGCCAGCAGGCCATGATCGACGAATTGACTGAACTTTTCCGGGGAATGACGTTTGGCGGGCAGGAAAGCCCCAAACCCCTGCAAATCTTCAAGCAGTTCCTGCCGATCCAGACGACCGACGATGATGAGGCGGATACAAACGATTCCCCTTACCCCTGCATCATCGTAATCGAGAGCAGCGGCGAACAGGACAACGAGCATGACCCGCAACTTGTCCTGTTGCAGCTTGTGATCTGCTGCTATGACCGCGGAATTGACCGACAAGGGTATGTAGACACCGTGAACGTGAAAGAAACTATTATGCAGCACTTCAAGCGGAAGCCGATTTTCGGCGGTGCTTTTGAAGTGTCGTACCCCAGGAAATGGGAGCTTTCGGACGATGACGCGGATTACTACTATTGGGGAATCGTGAACCTCATTTGCAAAACCCCGAATGGTTTGAAAAATGAAGAAGTGGAGGCTCTGATATGAGTGACGAAAAGAAAACCACTGCGGCGGCAAAGAAAGCCGCGGCGGTGCAGGAGGAAGCTGTGGTGTACTGTGGCCCGACCATCAAAGGTCTGGCTCCGCAGTACACCGTTTTTGTGGGCGGTGTGCCCGCGAAGCTGGCGGAGAAGATGGAGGCAATCCCTGTGCTGAAAGCCTTGACGGTTCCCCGTGAGAAGTTCGCAGAGATGCGGGTGAAGGTCGAGCAGGACGGCACCAGGGAGAACACCCTCTATCAGCGGGCGGATGCTCTGCTGAAAGATGCTGTCACGAACACTGCGGCAGCAGAGTAAGGAGGATGTGAACTATGGCTGTTTCTCATGGCTTTAATCTGACCGAAGCGACCACCAGCGTTTCCGCGCCGGTACAGGTCAGCTCTGGCTTACAGATCATCGTTGGCACTGCCCCTGTCAACCAGCTGGCAAACCCGGCGGCGGCAGTAAACACCCCGCTGTACGTCAGCACCTACAAGGAGGCTGTGGCAGCGGTGGGCTGGTCCAGCGATTTTGCAAAGTACACCCTTTGCGAGGCAATCTCCGCCAACTTCCAGGTGGTTGGCACTGCACCTATCGTCGTAATCAATGTTCTTGATCCGAAAAATAAGAAGCACATCACCGCCCTGGACGAAACCTCTGTGCAGGTCAATGATGGCGTTGCTGAGATCGACAAAGTGGGCATTCTGCTGGAAAAGCTGGTGGTGAAGAAAGACACCACCACGCTGACGGCGGATGTGGACTACATCGCCAGCTTCAACGATGACGGCACTGTGAGCCTTGCGCTTATCATCGGCGGTGCAGGCGATGGAGCAACCACGCTGACCGTTTCCGGCTCCATCTTGGATGCGTCCAAAGTTACCGCTGATGATATTGTTGGTGGCGTGAATGCTGCTACTGGTGCGGAAACTGGACTTGAGGTGGTTCGCCAGGTCTACCCCAAACTGAGCAAGGCACCCGGCATCCTGCTGGCCCCGCGTTTCTCCAAAAACGCACAGGTCTGCGCTGCGCTGCAGGCCAAGTGCCGCAAGATCAATGGCCTATTCAATGCCGTATGCTTCATCGACCTGGACTGCAGTGCTGACGGCGCACAGAAGTACACCGATGTTGCGGAGCAGAAGACGAAGCAGACGGCGACCTCCCGCGAGGCATACGCCCTGTGGCTGTACGTCAAGGTTGGCGAAACCGTGTACAGCGGCAGTTCCATGGCGGCAGCGGCGACCGTGTACAACGACAGTCAGAACGGCGACCGCCCCGTTGCAAGCCCTTCCAATGTCACAATTCCCATCTCTGCCGCCTGTCTGGAAGACGGCACGGAAGTGCTGATGGATCAGGAACAGGGCACCTTCCTGAACGACTTGGGCATTGCAACCTTCATCCGCTCCGGCACCGACTTTGTAATTTGGGGCAATGAAACTGCAGCCTATCCGAAAAACACCGACCCGAAGGATATGTTCCTGTGTATCCGCCGCTTCTTCAACTACGCATGGACCAGCTTTGTTCTGGACAACATGAGCAAGTTGGACAAGCCCATGAACCCCAAGCGGCTGCAGTCCATCATTGACAGCGAGAACATGAAGGGCAGCAAGTACGTTTCCGAGGAAGCCTGCGCAAGCTATCGCATGGTAGCTGACACCGAGAAAAACACCGCTGCGGAACTGGTGGCGGGTCACTACCACTTCTACCTCTACTGCACTCCGTTCCCGCCTCTGAAACAGGTGAATGTCACGATGGAGTATGAGGCATCCTCGCTGGTTACTGCCCTGAATCTGTGATAGGAGGATATGAACGATGAGCCTGAATATTTCGAGCAACCTCGTCCCCCAGGTCGTTAATAACTACAATGCCTACACCGGGGACGACAAGATGATCGGCTTGGCAGATGAAGTCACGCTGCCCAAGATTAAAAACAAGACCACCACCGTCAACGGCATGGGTATCGGCGGCGACGTTGACAGTCCTGTGCCGGGTCAGTTTGAGAGCATGGAAGCTACTCTGACTTGGAACACGCTGTACAGCTATGCCACCAAAATGCTGCATCCTGGCCGCTCTGTGCAGATTACCCTTCGCGCTGCTATGCAGAACGAGGACAAAGATGGTGGTTATACTTACAAGGGCCTGCGCATTGTGCTGGGCGGCAAGCCGAAAGAGCTTGACCCCGGCAAGCTGAAGCGGGCATCCACCATGGACAGTTCCACCACGTTGGAAGTGACCCGCTATCTCGTCGAGATCGACGGCGTGACCGTCATCGACATCGACAAGTACGCTGGCCGCTACTATGTTGATGGTGAGGACATCCTCGCCGAAGTAAACGCTCTGATCTGATAAGTTGGAAATTCAGCCGCTCCACCGTGGGGCGGCTGATTCTTTTTAGAGAAAGGAACATCAAGATGGGCAATATCGTTAAGTTCGCAAAACCGTACAGCTTCGAGGGCACCGAGTACACCGAGGTTGACCTCTCCGGCATGGATAAGCTGACGATCCAGGATATGATCGACATCCAGAAGAACCTCGCCAACGAGCTTGCTTCTCTGGCTGCACTGGAAGCGACCACGTCCTTTGCACAGGAGATGGCGACCAAGGCCAGTGGCAAGCCCGTTGAGTTCTTCAAGCTCATGCCACGCGCCAAGATCAAGCAGGTGCAGACGGCGATCCTGCTGAGTCTGAACGCCAAGACCAAGAGCGACCCCGCCAAGCATATCGTCAAGTTCGACGCGCCCTACACCTACAACGGTGAGGAAAAAGCCGACATCAAAGGAAAAACCTTTGAGAGCGTCGATCTGTCCGGCGTAGGCGAACTGAACACTATGAGTGAATCCATGGCGGAGAATCGCCTGGTGGGTTATGGCTTTACCCCGGTGAACACCGGGCACAACTATGCCTATGTGTGCATCATCGCCAGCATGGGCACCGGCTACCCGGTGGACTTTTTCACGGGTCTGCCCCTGTGCGAGGCGGCAAAACTGCGTGATGCCGTGGATGCTGATTTTTTCGAGTAAAGGGTGGAGCCAAGGCTCTGCGCCGGGCGGCAATTCAGCTGTCTATTGCCACACACTCTAACATGACCGACTATCTTTCAATGCCGCGGAAAGAATTGATCCAGCTGTGTGAGGAGGTGTCCGAGGTATGGCAGGAAATGGCGCGTTAGACCTCAGCATCCGCATTATGGGCAAGGTCGATCCATCTCTGGCGAAAAGCATAAGCCAGGTGAAGGGGCTGACAAACTCCCTGACGGGCGGGCTGCGGACAACCAATTCTCTTGCGAGTACGGTAGCCAACACGGTGGGGCTTATCGGCAAGGCTGGGCTTGGGCTGGCCGCTACGCTGACAGGCAGTGTGCTGGTAGGCATGAAGCAGGTGACGAACGAAGCATCAAAGCTGGAAGCGCAGATGGCCCCGGTCGTGCGCTATGTGAACGGCCTGGCAGATGCCAGCGGTAAGGTGTCCGATGCGATAGCCGATAACGGGAAGACGTTCAAGCAGAACTACTCCGATATGGAGAACTACATCCAGCGGCTTAGTATGGACATCCCCCGCACCACAGAGCAGCTTACGACCATGAGTGCTGCACTGGGTCAGTCCGGCAAGGACGTGACTGAGCAAACCCAGACTGGTATCCTCCGTGATACCGCTGTGGCAGCCACGGCAATGGATTTGGACGACCAGACCGCCGGTGACTACATGGCGAAGTGGGAAGCGTCTTTCACAAAGAGAGATGTTGACGGAAACAAGGTCAATTACTCCCACGACGACGTTATGCGGCTGATGAATCAGATTAACTATTTGGGTGCCAATAACGCAACCACGGCGGCGGAAATTGCATCCAGTGTGAACAAATCAGCTTCCATCGGTCAGCTTGCCGGTGTTGACCCCTCGACCACTGCGGCCATTGCAACGGCGATGCAGGCTACTGGCGTTGATACGGAACGTACCGGCACTACGATTTCCAGAATCTATACCAACATTTCCAAGGGCAGCAGTGCAACGAAAGCTCAAAAGGAGATGTGGGAAGAACTGGGATTTACGGCAGAGGGCGTTGCAAAGTCAATGCAGAAGGATGGCACGGGAACTTTGATGAAGGTTTTCGGTGCTGTCAACCAGCTGCCGGATGAACGGAAAATCGCTGCGCTGAACACGTTGTTCAACCAATGGGCAGTTGAAGGATCGGCAAAGGTAACGAACAACCTTGATCTGCTGATGAAGACCCTATCGGAAGTCAGCGATGAGGCGGCTTATGCGAACAGCATGGAGCGGGAGTTTGCCATCAACACGGGAACGGAAGAAAGCCTGCGCACCATGCGGGATAACGCCAAGACTGTGCTGATGCAAGACCTTGGAGAGCAGCTCTTACCAGCGCAAAAGGAACTGACCCGCCTACAGCTGGACATCTACAAGGGAATCGACGAGAGTTTGCCCGACCTGTCCAATCTGGCAAACTCCATCCTGCCCCTGCTGCGCACGGCAGTTGAAGGCATCGGCGGGGCGGTACAGGGAGCATTGCCATGGATTCAGCAGGGTATTGACTACCTGACCGACCACGGCCCGGAAGCCGCAGGCGCAATCGGTGCAATTCTGGCAACGCTGGCCGCTATGAGCATGGCTCCTACTGCATACAGCGCGGGAAGCACTGCGCTGAGCGTGGTGAAGAACCTGACGCTGGGCGGCAAGGCCAGTGGTGCCCCGGGCGGAAAGTTCGGCGGGATTACCGTCGGCAACCTGATGGGGTTGCTCAGTCCGACCAGCCTTTTCCAGAACACAGTTTCCGGCGGCAGCGGGCTATGGAGCAATCGTAGCAATATCCTGAAATCGGCAAAGATGGGCGCATGGATGGCGAACAGTTCCGGGCAAGGCGGTATCGCAGGGCGGCTGAGTTCTTTGGCAGGCGGCGTGATCGGTGCTTTGAACTCGGATGCGTTGACGAGCGGGAAGAAAAAGCCGATGCAGGCCGTTGCTGGGAAAATCTTCGGAGCGGCTGGCTACATCAACAATGTGGCGAACATTCCAACCAATGCGATGAATGCCATGATCGCAGCAGCAAACCCGGCGGGCACAGCGACGGCGACCATTGGAAACGTCCTTGGTGCTGGCGCAAAGGCTGTCTTTGGCAAAGGCGGTCTAAACCTGACGGGCGGCATTGGTGCTGTGGCCGGAAAACTGGGCGGCGGCTTTATGTCGTTACTTGGCACATTCGGCCCCGCCATCACGAGCCTGGGCACGATGGTTGCGGTGGTCTCCCTGCTGGGCGACCATTTTGAAGATGTGCGGAACATCGTCGGCCAGATATTTGGCGAGGGTGGCCTTGCCGTCTTTGATGCGTTCACCGGGAAAATCTCTGGCATTGGAGACACGATCAAGCAGGTTTTCGGCCAGCTCACTACCCCGGAAGGGCTACAGAGCATTCAGCAGAAATTGTCTGGCTTCAACATCGGCGGCCTGAATCTGGGCGACGTGTTCTCGGCGGCAATGCCTGCCATCCAGACGGTCATGCCGCTGATCCAGTCCTTTGCGGGGGTATTCAGCCAGATCGTAGACCTCGGCGTGAACCACATCAAACCGCTGCTGGTTGAGGTGTTCGGCTTTGCTGTGAACCAGGGCATCCCGGCGGTCATGCCGCTGCTTTCTACCGTCGTCAGTCTGGTGGGCACAGTTCTTGTGAATGCCATCAAGACGGTAATTGACGTGATCGGTAAGCTGCTGCCGGTGGCGGAGCCTGTGGTACTGGGCATCATCGGGCTGGTGAAGGGCATTGTCGGCGTTGTGGTGAACGTGGTGAACGCAATCATCCGCACACTGAACAAGATCAACTTCACGGTTCCCGATTGGGTGCCCGCTCTGGGCGGCAAGCGGTTCGGCTTCAACCTGACCGAAGTGGCCCTGCCGAAGTTTGCGGACGGCGGCTTTACCAATGGGCCGTCTCTGGCTGGCGAAGCAGGCACCGAAGCAATCATCAGTTTCCGCCGCTCTCAGCGTGAGCAGAACATCGACACATGGATGCAGGCTGGCAAGATGCTGGGCGTTCCCATTGCATCGGCTATGATCCAAGGCTCTGACTTCGGTGTGGCGTTCCGGCGCACGACGGAAATTGCCAACTATGCGGCAGATGCGCTGGAAGGTGCGGCAGCATCGGGCAACGCAACGGCGCAGAAGGTGCTGGATAATTCCAGAGTGCAGCAGGCATTGAGCTTTGCTCGAAGGGCAGATGTGGCGCAGGCGCAGCTTGAGCGGCTGTCTGATTTGGACGGTTACGATTTGAGCAACCTCACCTTCTTCCCAACGGCGGGCGATGCGGCCTTGACGCGGCAGAACCTTACCATGCTGGAAAACCTGCGGGATCACCAGCAGGAGGTGGAAGTGCCGTCCATCACGGGCGACAATGGCACAAACTCCGGCTCCGGGCAGCCCGGCGGAACGGGAGGCTATCAGCGAAGCTATACAAGTTCCAGCGGAAACACCTACGTTTACGCTCCGAACTTCATCATCTACGGAAGCATGGACCCGGAAGACCTGCGTTCTCTCATGGATGACGGGTACGAGCGGTTCTGTGAGTATGTGGAGAAGTACGAGCGGGAAAGGAAGCGTATGGATTATGGCACTTGAGTACACAACGAAGTCCGGCGACACCTGGGATCAGATCGCCTACACCGTGTACGGCAGCGAGTTGAAAGCTGACTGGCTGATGCAGGCCAATCCTGAGCATATCGAATTTACCCGGTTCGATTCCGGGCTGGTGCTGTCAACACCGGCTCTCCCGGCTGAAAAGAGCGGCACTCTGCCGCCGTGGAAAGCGGGGGCATGAGCATGGTGTTGGCAATAGCGAGACCCAAAGGCCGTCAGGCAACGATCCTGCTGAAATATGAAAACAAAGACATTTCGGCAGAGATCGCACCTGACATTGAAAGTTTTCGGTATACGGATGCCGCAGCATCGCAGAGCGACAGCGTGAGTATTACGGTGAATGCCAAAGCAGACAAGTGGAAGAATGATTGGATGCCGGAAAAGGGCGTGAAACTCTACCCGACCATCGTAGTCAAGGACTGGAACATTGGAGGGGTGAGCAGCGGCTACCGGGATTACAGTGCCGAATGCGGCGCATTTGTGCTGGACGACATGAGCTTTTCCAGCACCCCGGACACCCTGACAATGGGCGGCGTGGCAAAGCCGAACGATACCGGCTTCAGTGAACGGAACCGCACCTTCACCTGGAAAAAGACCAGCGTGAAGAAAATTGCAGAAACCATTGCCGGGCGGTACGGGCTGGATTTTGAGTTCGACGGCGACGACCACGACATTGACGCCAAGGAACAGGATGCCACCGACAGTTCATTCCTGCAGGACCTCTGCGACACCTACGCCCTGGTTATCAAGGTCTACGCTGCAAAGCTGTGGGTCTATGACCGGGAGAAGTACAAAGCGAAGGATGCGGTCTGGACGGTATACGAGGCGGCTCCGCCCGGGAATCCGACCGCGCTGTGCGTGGAGCGGGGCAGCTTCAAGTGGAGTACCAAGTTGACGGGCACCTACACCGGCGGCGTGTACACCTATACCAACAAGACCAAGAAAATCAATATCAACGTCAAGGTGGGCACCGAGGAACGGCAACTGAAACTTTCCGGCAAGGTGAGCAGTGAGGCAGACGCAAAAGCCCGGCTGATCGCCAAGCTCAAAAACGCCAACCACGGCGCAACGACCATCAGCTTCACGATTCCGGGCTACCCGGTGGGAGCATCGGCGCAGTGCATCAACGTGGTGGGCTTCGGGAAAATGGCCGGGAAATACTTCATTGACGAGATGGAACATAGCTATTCGCCATCCGGCGGATATAAAACCCAGGTCAAGGCCAGCAAGGTGGAACAGGAGGAATTTGCATGAGCGAAGTTAGAGTGGGCTATGTGAGTTCCATCGACTACGAGAACGGCCTTTGCGAGGTTCACTACCCGGATCGTGACGATACCGTGACCGAGATGGTGCCGTTTCTCTCCAACCGGGAGTATCGAACGCCGGAAGTGGAAGATATGGTGCTTGTGCTGCACCCCGGGGATAGCCCGGAAGATGCGGTGGTGATGGGCACGATCTGGAACGAGAAAATCAAACCGGCGGAGGGCAAGAAGGGCATCTATCGAAAGGAGTTCTCCAACAAGGATGGACAAGCATACCGAAAGTTTGATGCAAACGCAAAAGAACTGACGGACCATGTGGACGGGAAGCACATTCTCGAAGCAAAGAGCCTGGAAATCAAGGTGGGCGGCGCAACCGTTACGATCAGCGAAAGCGGAGCCGTGACGGTAAACTCCCCGGCGGGAATCACCATCAAGGCTGCCGGAACGCTGGAACTGTCCGCCAGCACGATCACGGCCAGTGCCGGAATGGTGAACATCACCGGCGGCGGTGGCGACGTGGTAGTGTCTGGCAAGTCTTTGGTGAACCACACGCACACGGGCAACCTGGGCAATCAGACCAGCCCACCGACGTAAGGAGGTGCGGAAATGTATGTTGGCATTTTCGGAGATGTAATTTTCTCCGTGGGGCACCTGCGGACGCTGACCCTCTCCAACTTCAAGGGTAGCACCGGCGCAGAGTGGGTGGAGCATAAGGTCATCAACGGCAAGGCGAAGCCGGAGTACGTCGGCCCGAAGCTCAAGGAGTACACCTGCGATATTCTGCTGGATGCCGCCCATGGCGTGAATCCGCGCAAGATGCTGAAACGCTTGACGCAGATGGCGGAAGACGGTGAGGTTCACTACTTCATCATCGGCTTTGCCCCGCTGTCAGAAAACCGATTCAGAATCACCGATGTAAGTGAAAGCTGGGATGCCGTGATAAAACACGGCCTGCTGGTACAGTGCAAGGTGAGCCTGACAATAAAGGAGTATGTATGATCGACATCAGCAACACGATGCTTGCCCTGTCCGAAGACAGCGCAACGCAGGAGGAAATACAGGATGTTGCGCGGTGCCTGCGCACACTGTACTCCACCCCTCTTGGAAGCCAGGAGGGTGACCGCAGCCTTGGTATCGACCAGGGCGTTTTTCTTGATAAGCCCATCGAAGTGGCAAAGGCTCTGTATGTCCGGGAAGTGACCGAGAAGACAGCAGAGTTTGAGCCGCGGGCACGGGTGGTGCGGGTTGACTGGCTGGAAAGCGATGTCGTCCGCGGCGAAGTGATCCCGAAGGTGGTGTACGAACTTGTCTAAGATCAAGGCTTTTGAAAATCTCCCCGACATTGAAGTTGAAGGTGCTGAAACGCTGGAAGAAGCCATTGAAGACTGCAAGGCTCTGTATGCGAAGTTCGATAAGGAGCTTGATGGAACAGAAAGCACCCCGTTGGCACGGTGCAATGAGGCGCGGCTTGTCCTGCTTACACTGGCGCACCGATCCCATCACACAATCGAGTATGCCACGAACGCTCTGAAAGCGGAACTTCTGCCCACAAGCACCGGGGCAAACCTGGACAACCTCGTTCCTTTCGTGGGAACGGAACGCCTGCAGGCTGGATATGCCACCACGGTGTTGCGGTTCACGCTGGCCGCTGCCCGGACGAGTGCAACGATCATCCCGGAAGGAACGCAAACCCGGACGGCAGACAAACGGTATTTCATCACGAGCGAGTATGCGGAGATTCCGGCTGGTGAGTTGACCGTGGATGTTCCGGCGGTGGCGGTAGATGTCGGTGCAGACAGCACGGGAATTGCCATTGGCGAGATCAACGTGCTGGTTGACCCGATCCCGTATGTGGCATCGGTGGAGAATACCTCCGTAACCAGCGGCGGCGTGGGAAAAGAGGACGACGATTCCCTGACAGAACGTGCCTACATTGCGCCGTCCAATGTGTCCGTGGCTGGCCCGGTCGATCTGTATGAATACTTTGCCCGAAGCTGGCGCAGCGACGTCACCGCCGCAAAGCCTATCTGCGAGGATGGGTACACGGTCTATATCTATTTCCTGCTGAAAGATGGCCGGCTTCCGACGGAGGAAGAATGCCGAGAGCTGGAACGCTACTTTGCAGACATAAAGAAGCCGATGGGTGATCTTGTGGTCGGCGTTCCCCCGGAGGAAGTGCCGTACAGCATCAACCTGACCTATTACATCGCATCCAGCAATGTCAAAAATGCAGGACTGATCCAGGAGAACGTAGAGAAAGCAGTGGAGGAATACAAGACCTGGCAAAGAAAAATCGGCTTGGACATCGACCCGGCGGAACTCATCATGCGGGTGCGGGAGGCCGGGGCGAAACGCCCGCGGCTGACTGCCCCGGTTGATACCGTGGTGTCCAAAATCCAGGTGTCGAAGGTGACGGAGTGCAAGATCACCTACGGAGGTATCGAAGATGATTAAGATCGGTGATACCGGCCTTTTGGAAGGTCTGCCGCCCGGCATTGCAGAGCAGCACTGGGTTAAGGTCATTGACGCAGTATATCGGGAGCGGCTGAAAAAAGAACTGAAAGTCATCGAGCGCATCCACGTCTACACCGCAATAGATTCTTTGCCGGAAGACCTGCTGGATGTTCTGGCGGTTCAGTTCAAGGTGGACTGGTATCGGGATGATTACCCGGTGGAAACAAAACGCCGGGTCATCAAGACGGCCATGGAGGTGCGGCGGTACTGCGGAACTGAATGGGCGGTGAAGCAGGCAATCTCAGCAATCTACCCCAACTCGGAGATCGTGGAGTGGTACGACTACAGCGGAACGCCAGGACACTGGCGGCTTCGTGTCAACATCACGGAGAACACCGACATCTCCTACTATACCATTAAGAGAATGGAAGACCTGCTTGGATACGCCCGCCGCTGCACGGCGCATCTGGAAGGAATCAGCTACTTGATCTTCAACGATACGACCACTGCCTATGTCGGTGCTGGCTACCACGGTACAACCCAGCGTGTGGCTGTGCCCATCGCTGGCACCTTGCGCCCCCGTGAATTGCTGTCCACGACCTACGCAAAGGCGGGAGTGTGGGGCACCCGGCAGCAGGAATCGGCGAAGATCATCGGAATCCTGCTGCCGAAGGACCACAAGGCTGCCACATACGCCCCGGTGGGCTGCGCTGCTATACGGATGCAGATGACAGCCTACATCAAAGGAAATATTCGCCCGGCGGATCACAAGGCAACAACCTTGGCTCCGGCGGGCATTGCTGCATACAGGCAGCAAATTGAAGTCAGAATTGGAGGCATGAATACATGAGTTGGAACAAATCTGTCTTTACAACCGTCGGCACGGATATGATGTCTGAGGTCTTGTCCGGCGCAACGATGACGATCACCAAGGCCGTGGGCGGCTCTGGCACCACGGAGGAAGCTTCGCTGGCAGCCCTCACCGATGTGCAGGAGGAAAAGCAGACCCTTAAAATCCTCGGCATCGAAGATGCAAGCGACAGCACCGGCAACGATGCTGGCAAGCGCATCAAAATCCAGATCACGAACGGTGATGTGGAAGCGGGCTATATCCTGCATCAGGTCGGTGTATACGCAAAGCTGGCCGACGGCGATGAAACGCTGCTCCTTATCATGCAGGATGACCGAGGCGTTGAAATCCCGTCCCACACCGAGAACAGCGACTTCGTAATTGAACTGTTCGGTGTCATGGCAATTTCCAATATCGCCAACATCAAAGTGACCGTTGACCCGAGCGCGGTTGCGTCCGTGAAGATGGTGAACGATCAGGTTAAACAGATCAACACCAAAATCGACGATACCAAAAAGGCTTTGCAAGATGAAGCAAAGGAAACCTATGTGCCTCTGTCCGGCGGCACGCTGACGGGTCCGCTGATTATGCCCGGCGGTGGTGAGGCTGTCAGCATCATGGACAATGCTGCCACTCACAACATGATCTATCGCGGAAAGAACCTTGGCAGCAGCCTGACCGCAGAGCAGGCCGCAGCTATCAAAGCTGGTACGTTCAAGGACATTTACCTCGGCGATTACTGGCAGATCGGCGGCGTGGACTACCTTGTTGCTGGCTTTGATTACTGGTATCAGTGCGGTGACACAGCTTGCACCACGCACCATGTTGTCATCATCCCTCGCAACCACCTGTACACCTACCACATGAATGCCAGCAACACAACTGAGGGCGGCTATGTGGGCAGCGATATGTATAAAAACGGCCTGACGCAGGCAAAGGCAACCTTCAATGCTGCCTTTGGCTCTGCCCACATCCTGAACCACCGTGAGCATCTGACAAACGCCGTGTCCAACGGCAGACCGTCCGGCGGCACCTGGTATGACAGCACCGTGGAACTCCCCAACGAGAACATGATGTACGGCAGCCATATCTTTGCTCCTGCCTCTGACGGCACCAACATTCCGAACAACTACACAATCTCCAAATCCCAACTGCCGTTGTTCCGGCTGGCACCGTGGTTGAGCTTCACCCGTAGTTATTGGTGCTGGCTGCGAGACGTTGTCTCGGCAGCCTTTTTCGCCGACGCGGACAACAGCGGGGATTGCAACTGCGGCCACGCCTCGAGTGAGGCTGGTGTCCGCCCCGTCGCCGGGCTGATCGGCTGATCGAACATCCCACGGGCTTGTACCGTGGGATTGAGAGCAGGACAGGAAGTGAAAGAAAACGTCTGTACCAGTACACAAACGAACACCTTCCAGACTGGAAGCGCACCACCTTGCGCTTGAAATCAGCAAAGAGGTTACGACGGAACTTGCCCGCACCTTTGGGTATAGCAGGACAAAGTTTGAAAAACACCTCGAAGCCATGACGAAGTACATCCCTGCAGGCCCGGAGCGAGAAAAGGCAGTCGCACAAATCCGGGAGCAGGAGCAAGACTTCAACCTTTGGCTGATCGAGCAGGAGCGGAAGCGGATGCACGATCTTTCCCGCGACATTCCGCTCCACCTCCGTGCGGCAAACTCCATCTGGCCGAGCTGCCAGCTGGAATTGGACGCGCGACGGCTGGAACTCGACAAGGCCATTGCCGCCTGCTGGATGCTGATGGACGAATTGCAGTATGTAGCGGAGGCTCTGCCTGCGGATTTTAACAAGTTCACGAAGCTGGCTCTGAAAATTGAGGAACTGGTGAACAAAATTAAAGCTCTGCGAAAATCAGATGCAAAGCGTTTCAAACAGATGGAAGGAAAATAATAACACAATAGGGTGACTTTTGTACGTTGTCTCGGCAGCCTATTTCGCCAACGCGAACAACAACGGGAATTGCAACTACAACAACGCCTCGAATGAGGCTGGTGTCCGCCCCGTCGCCGGGCTTTTGGATTTCACAACCACACAAAGGGCAAGGCCCGGTGCGGCTCTGTGAAAGGAAAGGTCATCCTTTCGTAGGAAATCTGCGATAAATACTAACTGTGACGTTCCCGGTTACGACCGATGGAGCTATTGTACAGTTTATTTCAGGGAAATATGAGTAAATACACAGATGCAAATTATATCCATGAAGCAGGAACCAAAGCAATGAAAGCGTCGATGTTCAAATATAAAACGCAGTTGTACGAGATAAATCATCTGATCGAAACTGCGCATATTCAGAAAGCTATGGAAGACGGCACATATAAGCCGGAACCCGGCTTGAAATTTGGCATCAAAGAAAGAGGACACGCACGGTATATCACGAGTGCTGCAACCGCAGACAAGGCGGTGAACCACATTACCTGCGACGAATACCTCACGCCGCTGCTTCAAAAATATTTACAGTACGACAATTCATCCTCGCAGGTCGGAAAAGGCGTTGCCTTTCATCGGCACCGCTTTGAAATCCAGCTGCGAAAATACTATGAGCGGGAGGGCACCAATGAAGGTTGCATCGGCTTCTCGGACTTCTCCGGCTACTATGACAACATTGTACATGAAATCGCATTGGCGCAGTTCGGCCAGTACCTTGCACGGGAAATCAAAGACCCGGAAGAACTGGCGGATGTTATGGACAAACTGCGGCTGGCATTCCGCACTTTTGAATTGGATGCTTCTCGTTTCTCAGATGAGGAAATCGAGAAAATGTACCATGAAAAGGTGCGCTCAACGCTCAATGTTGGCATTCCAGCATCCGCCCTGACTGGCGAGAAAATGCTGCGGAAGGGTGCGGACATAGGAAACCAAGTTTCACAAAACACAGGAATATTTCTCCCAGTGCCCATTGATAACTACGTCAAGATCGTGTGTGCGGTGAAAGGCTATGGAAGATATTCGGACGATTTTTACATCATCGACAAAAGCAAAGAGCATTTGCAAGAGGTAATGGCCGGGGTAAGACAGTGGGCGGCAAAACTGGGCATTATCATCAACGAAAAGAAAACCCACATCTGTAAATTGTCCGGCCAGTATCGCCACTTGCAAGTGCTTTATTCTTTGCAGGAAGATGGGCGGATTATCCGAAAGATCAGCCCAAAAGCCATCACGAGAGAACGGCGGAAGCTCAAAGCGTACAAGCGGAAAATGGATGCCGGAGTAATGACCTATGAGGAAATCGAAAATTCTTACAAATCATGGATTTGCGCCAACTACAAGTACATGAGCAGGAAGCAAATCCGCAATATGACGAACTTGTTTAAGGACTTGTTCGGGAAGGAGCCAACATGGAAGAAACACGGACATGGACGGTTGCGCTGGCTGATGGCACACTGATTGAAAACCTGACGCTGGGCGGCAATAACTTCCAGTCGGAGACTGAGATCACGGCGGATATTTTCGACGGCAATTTATCGGAGGTGCATATTTCTGCCAGTGACGGCGATATGACCGGGTGCGCCTACTCGGACACCCTGCACAACGCGGAGCTTGTGCAGATTACCCCGCCCGAGGATAACCCGGACGGCAAGTGGTGGTTCATTCTGCGGGAACTGTCCGAAGATGAACTGTTCAAAATGCGAGTACGGGCACAGCTTGATTACCTCGCCATGAACAGCGATATTGACCTGGAGGATATGTGATATGGATATGACTGAACATAGCAAGAAGTTCCACGATGTCAAAAGCTACTACGATCACCGCATTTGGAGCAAGGCTACTGTGGCAAAGTCCGTCAAGAAGGGCTGGATCACAGCCGAAGAGTATGCGGAGATCGTTGGTGAACCGTATGCAGCATAAAAGCTGGCCTGCTCTCTGCGAAAGCCTGCTGGACAGGCTGGAAACGATGGGAGCGGACACCGCCACCGAGCGGGCCGAGTTTGGCGTACTGATGGTGGACTGCTGCATGAGAAGGTGCGGGGCAGACCTGCGCCCGGAAGGAGATGTTGAAGATGGCGATTAAAGCCTATTCCTATGCAAAGGACGGGAGCAAAGCTCTGAGCAAGAACTTTCACGTCCGGGAGTTTCAGTGTAAGGACCACAGCGACCCAATCTTTATCGACGACGAGCTTGTGACCCTGCTGCAGAAAATCCGGGATCACTTCGGTAAGGCGGTGAATATCAATAGTGCTTTCCGCACCGCCAGCCACAACGCAAGGCAGAAGAAAGCATCCAAGCACAGCCAGCACCTTTATGGCAAAGCGGCTGACATCTGGATCGCTGGTGTTTCGGTTGACGCACTGGCCGCTTATGCCGAAACTCTGCTGCCCGGCAAGGGCGGCATTGGTCGGTACTACACGGACGGTTTCGTTCACGTTGATGTACGGGAGGTGAAATCCAGATGGGTGACGCAGTAAAGAATGGAGTGTGCGGGATGATTGGACTGGTTGGAAGCCTGATCGCAAGTCAGTTCGGCGGATGGGATGCAGCACTTTCCACGCTGGTTCTTTTTATGGCCGTGGATTATGTCACGGGGCTGGTGGTCGCCGGCGTGTTTCATGCCAGTCCCAAGAGCAAAAACGGTGCGTTGGAATCTCGGGCAGGATGGAAAGGGCTGTGCCGTAAAGGTGTGACCCTGCTGATCGTGTTGGTGGCTTGCCACCTCGATACGGTGATGGGATCGAATTTTATCAGGGACGCCGTTGTCATTGCCTTTATCGCAAACGAAACCTTGTCGATCATTGAAAACGCCGGGCTTATGGGTATTCCCATCCCAAAGGCATTGACCGGGGCTATTGAAATTTTGAAGCAGAAGTCCGAACAGGACAGTAAGGAGAACTGAATTATGAACGCTCACATCTATACCGAGAAGACTGTTTCCGCCGGCACTGTTACCCGCACCATCTGCCTCACGGTGGCACTGGCAAACCAGCTGCTCTCTGCGATGGGAAAGCCCATCCTGCCCATTGAGAACAGCACCATTGAACAGCTGGTGTCCGCTGGCTTCACCATCGCCGCGGCGATTCCCGGTTTTTGGTTCAATAACAGCTTCACCAAAGCGGCACTGAAAGCCGACGAGGATTTGAAGCGGTACAAGAACCAGCTGTAA